TTATTTCTTTGTTGGGGTAAAGTTAAGTTCAAAATCAGTTGAGATTGTTTTTCCTGATTTTGTCTGCACCCTAAAAGTGATACTTTGTCTACTTTGTAATGGGTGTACCAGAAATTTAATATAACCCATCTGATATAAAAGAATCAGTTCTTCACCTTTTAAATCTGAAAATGACTTAGAATAAGGATAGTATTCCTTAGAGGGTCTATACGGGGCGGGTGTTGTGTCTTCTGTTTTAGGATATTCTTTATACCCGCTTTTTATAAATTCCAATGGTGAGGAATAATACAGTATTGCAATATCATTTAGTGAACTTCCCTTTTTATGGTTATTGTCAAAATCGGTATTGCATATTAAATCAAGTGAAGTAATAGTATCAACTAGGCACGGATTAGAGAAAGGAACCATATAGCGATTATAGCTGACATCACCATATTTAGTGCAAAGTTCATCATACAGCGGGTTTCCCCTGGCAATATTTTCACCTTGAAACATAAAATACAATTCATCGTTGTTGCTTATGTTTCCGGATACAATTTCTTTAATATCAATAAATCCTTGTAGGAAGCTTTTTGAAAATAAAGCTCCTGTTATTTTTTGCTCTTCGCATGAACAAAGGGTCAAAAGTGACAATAATAATATATATATTTTTTTCATCGGTGTATATTGGTTATCATTCTAGGTTTAAATGCGAAAGTTGGGATTCTCTTTCCGTTAGTATCAGGCATTGTAACAAATGGCTGGTACCATCCATTATATAACCCTCCCCATCCATAGTTGTTGCGTACAAATAGAAAACGTCTCTTTTCAGAGTCACAGTCCATCTCGCCTCTTCTTGGTCTGCATATTCTAATGTTTAACATTTCATATCGATAGCCATCCACTACCCATGCATGGCCATCTGAATGTGTTTGAAAGATGAAATAGTCGCTTTCTTTATCAAATCCACATTGGTATACTGGGTGCCCGGCTTTTAAAGACTCGACTAGTCCTTTGTCGCTATAGCTAATTAAATCACTACATGTATAGCCCATCTTTCTTAATAGACCTGGGATTTTTTCACTTTTAGCGCCGCTTTCTTTCACTCCATATTTCATACCTACATTTAATCCCACTCTTCTAATAAAATGCGCTAATTGATTCGTTGCATCGGGGTACTTGTATTGGTCTGAACTACTTTTGATTTTATAAATGGTATTCCAATCATAATTATATCCTTCGAATGTATTTGGATATTTATTATATGCACATATCTGTGCTGTTGCAATGGCTACACATCCGGCTTTGGCATATTCTGTGCCAATGACACATTCTTTATTATAAGGGTTGTTTTGTGACCACTCTATATCCATGAAAGGACCTACTTGTTCTAGTAATTCATTTCTGGTTTCGGGTGTTTCAGCGAATCTCGGATTATTTCCTTGATTATTGATATCATACAAAATAGTGTGTATAGCACTTTTTATGAACATCTTTAAAGCAAGAACCTGGCATGTGTCTTTTAAGTTAAAGTGTCCTTTATCTGAGTATGCATAAATAGGTGCGGTTCTGCTATCTGCCGCTGCTACTCCAAAGCCTCCATCTTTAAAATTGATAATGTATAGCAATGTATCGCTACTTAATGAATTTGCTTTCAATGAACGGGTTATTGCTGGTGTCGTTTTTACAACCTCGATGTTTTCGATTTCCGCCGAAGAAGCATTCCGGGTACTTCCTTTTGTAGAGTTAATCACATCGAGGACTGTGAAGACAGCATCCGAGACGGGGATTTTATAAGAAATGTCTTTAAAACTCTCCGCTTTAGTTGAGTGATCAAAAGAAGCAATTACATTATTTTCTCCACAGGAGTAGAATAGTAGTGATGTGAAGATTATCACATACAGTTTGTTCTTCAGATTTTTATTCATAGTTTTTGATTGTTTATGCGGGATTGTAATTGAGCCATATTACATTACCGCGGGTTAAAAATATTTTTTAAGGGCTCTTTTGCATTTTCATTTGTAGTGTATTTAGGTTAATAACTATATTAGTTAATTTGTCCGACAACGCAGCGGTTATATTGTATATTCACTTAAAAACTTTATTAATTATGTCAGACGAAGAATTACGTATTCGGTGTATAGAGTTGTCCGTAGAATGCTTCAGTTGGTTTAAAGGGAACGAGCATGGTATAAAAGGTACCCCTATCGCATTAGCTGATCTTATGTATCAGTTCGTGAAAACAGGAAAGTCTCCAGATGCCAAACCCTATTACCCTCAACCACTGTAGTCCCTTTTATAAAATCTTTCAATTCCATATTCATGTGTTTATAGCCTTAATGTTGTTGCTATTACGGTTATTTACATTTATCCGTGACGGTTAATCTGTGATATACGGTTTATTCCTTTTTGTGACTGCATTCTTGTCTGTTTCGACACACACCTCTCCATACATTCCTGATCCGTGCCACGCTAGATAACCATAAGCGTGAACTCGTTTATCTTCCCCTTCATCAATAATATAGGAATGTTGCTTTTTGTTCCCTCTAGGCAAGAAACCTATATGGATTCCAGCATCGTTGTATACTGCTATTGCATATTGATCATATTCATTGTCAGTTTGCGCAATTGCATAACCGTTAAACTTTCCTACCATGGTAATTGGAAGATCTCTGTAATACGCCCCAGCTATTGGAAATTTACCGTATCCCTTACGTGCTGATAGACCGATGCATTTATCTCCGATATAATATTGCTGAGATTCGGTTAATTCGTTTCGCCGTGATATATGCTCTTGAGATTTCAGAATTTTATCTTTTTCGTTCTGCCAATCACTTTTCAAAATCAATATTACGGCAACAATAAAAACGAGTAATCCCATAATAATCCATTCCATATCTTGAGGTTTTAGCATTGATTAATTAATATCCACCCTCCCACCCATAGGCGTTAGGTTTGGTTCTTTTTTATAATTTTGTTATCAATATTAGGTATGAGTGTTAGCTTGCAAGTCCTTTATTCAGACTTTCTTTTTCTTTATACTTGGCTAATTCAGCCTCTAACCTTTCATTCTTTTCGATGAGAGCGTCTATCGATGCTCTTAATCTCTTGATTTCTTTTTCCATTTCTGTATTTGTTAATTCACCATCGACGTTGATGGGTGATATTTTGGTTTCATTTATTGTAGGCCTGATCATTTCTCCAATTTCACGGAATAGCCATTCAGAGGATAAATCAGTGTATAAAAGAAGAAATTCTTTAGCTCTATCTACGGTTATGCTTTTAGGCTTGGTGAAAGCGCCAACTCCCCAATTTAATTCTCGTTCTGCTGATGTCGGTGAAATCCCTTTATAATCAAGGAATTCTTTGATTTTCTCTTTGACTGTCATAGTGCGTTTTTTAATAAGTGTTAATTAAAGATTATATTCTTTGATAAAATGAATATAAAAGAATATAATCTTTATATTTGCATCGTGATTAATATCAAACCCTATTAACCACGAATTACAATTCGAAATAATCAACAATTATAATATTAAATTATGGAAACAACAAATTTCGTGACCAAAAAATCATTGATCGGAACATTGGCTAATATGTCCGTAAAAGAAGTTATTGAAATCAACATCAAAGATTTCAAAGAGTACTCTATCCGCAATGCAGCTATTAAGCTGAAAAAGAAAGGATATCTATTTAGTGTGTCCAGCGCCGGCAGGATTGATACAACAGCAGTAATGAGATTAAAATAGGAAAGATTGACAGTGGAAGAAAAACCGAACTGTATCGGCAATTGCCGCCTCTGTCCTGATCTGTGCAAATGCCCTCCCGATCATCTTCATTGCGAAGATTGCGGAGTCGAAATAGAACCGGGAGAAGGTATCAGTATCGAAGTTGAGGCTATCATAGCCGAACATCCCGGCACTAAAATGATAACAGTATGTCCGGTATGTTTCGCGGATCATTACCGGGGAGATGAATCAATAGAATTTGAGTAATAACCAATTAAAAAAATAAGGAGAAATAACAATGACTACAGGAACAATTATCTTTTTAACATTAATTGCCGCCCTCGTGCTGGTACTTGGAGTGGCTGTCATTTGGCAAAGTTGCAATATAAGGGGCTCAATCGACAAATCCGTAAAAGGATGTAGGAATACGATTGATAGTGGCTATAACAATGAGGCAAAATACTTACTATATGGGTTCGAAAAAGAGCTTAATCTCAAATCAGAGAGTATATCTAAATCCGGCCTCAGCCCCGAAAGCACCACGCCTAAAGGTACCATTACGCCGCCTTCATCTTTTAGTGATATAGAACTTCGTAAATACTGCATAGAGCAGACCCGCAAAGATCAGGTATATCTCCGGATAGAAGACGCTCAGAGGCTTTATGACTACATTTTGAATGGTAATCAGCGAGGAAAGGAGGTAACAAATGAGCATTAAAGAAATACTGAGTAGTGATTCAAATTTAAGTGTAACAATAAAATCTACTGATTTGAAAGAGTTTGCGGATCATATTATAAAACAGACGATCAAAGAGGTTTTGGCCTCTAATATGAAGTCGGATGAAGAGTATTTAACCGTCAATGAAACCGCAAAGATGCTTTGTGTTAATCGTAGTACTTTATGGAGTTGGAACAAAAAGGGATACTTATGTCCTGTTGAGATAGGCGGGAAGCGTCGCTATAAAATAAGTGATATTGATTCAATTCTTAAAAATAAACGAACCGATGAAGAACATGAATAGTCTTTCCAAGCACCTGTTTACGGTCATCATAAGCATAGTTACGGTTGCCGGTTGCATCTATGCCGGCAACGTAGAGATGAATGATGATATCCTCTCAGGTATGAGTTTTGAGAAGTACCAGTACATCCATGATCGTATCGGTGATCGTGCCACTTCATCGGATGTGGTAAAGGAGTATTTGCGTAATCGGCGGTTCTATGATTCAATCGCCTATTAAATTCAAATCAGTTTAGAAATGAAGCAAAGTGAACTAACACACGGTTCTCTATTTAGTGGGATCGGTGGCTTTGAATTAGGTGCTGAGATGGCCGGAATTGATACTTTGTGGAATTGTGAGATAGAAAAATTTCAAGGTGAAATATTAAAAACCAAATTTCCTTATGCAGAAAGATTCACAGATATTACAAAAACAACCGGTCTCCGATATGTGGACATCATTAGTGGAGGATTTCCGTGTCAAGACATCAGCGTTGCCGGAAAGCGTGAAGGTATTAAAGGGAAGCGTTCCGGGTTATGGAGCGAAATGTATCGAATTGTACGGGAAGTTAGACCTAAATACGTCATCATTGAAAATTCGCCAGCTCTCACTATTTCCGGTCTTGAGCAAGTCTTATGCGATCTTTCCAAAATCGGGTTTAATGCGGAATGGCAATGTATATCAAACTACGCTTTTGGATACCCGCACAAAAGGGAAAGACTTTACCTTATTGCCTACTCCGACAAAATCGGATTACAAGGCGACATTTGTAACGATGGACGCTTTAACTCGATATTTAAAGAGTGGACATCAGATACGAGTGTCGGATATACTTGCGCAAAAAGGATTCTTGAAATCCCAGCGCATAGCATTGTTAGAAATGATGATGGGTTTCCCAATTGGACACACAGAGTCGGCTCGATAGGAAATGCTGTTAATCCTTGCGTTGCAAAATACCTATTTGAATGTATTAAAGGATTTGATAAACAATTAGCGTAAAACAGTTTAGAAATGAATAAAAAGGAGCAGCAAGCAATCGACTTCCTTCGCAGCATGGAACGTGACGATCCGATGTGTTTAGGCTTTTCTGGTGGTAAAGATAGTGTTGTAATTCTTGACCTTGCAGAGCGTTCCGGCATAAAGTATAATGCTTCTTACGCAAATACTACCGTTGACCCGCCCGGAACAATCAGTTTTATAAAGAAGAATTATTCACAGGTTCGGATACTTCAACCGAAGCAATCTTTTTTTCAGTTGATAGAAACTAAAGGTTTACCCGGCAGAATGAGGCGTTTTTGCTGTGAGAAGTTGAAGGAGCAATACGGTATCGGTCAGCGCATAATCGAGGGAATGAGGTCAGAAGAAAGCCAATTGAGAGCATTATATGAACCAGAACAATGCGATGCGCGTAAGTGGATGAAAGGTGCAAAACATATCCTTCCGATTCTAAACTGGTCAGAAACTGATGTTTGGAACTATATCCGAAAATACAACCTTCCGTATTCTAAGTATTACGATGCGCCTTACAATCTTTCTCGTCATGGATGTGTTGGTTGTCCCCTTGCAGGATGTAAACAGATGCAGAAAGAGTTTAAGATGTTTCCTGGATATGCAAAGCGCATGATTGTCTCCATAGAACGCTATATGAACAACAAGCCTAATAATGCGCTTGCAAGAAATTTCAGCGACCCGTACGAAGCTTTTTACTTCTACATCAATGAAATGCCTATGCAGGACATTAGACGGTTGAAGAAAGGACTCTTTTACTTTAATGCAAAGGAGGTTATACGGAAAGAGATTTTAAATAGAATAGAGTAAAGCTAAAACAGAACAGATATGAATAAGTATATCAAGCCATTTACAGTCCTGATAGTGGGCATCGCTATCGGCAATAGGGTGTTTAATCATCTCCACGCATGGCTGGGCGTGGCAATAATTACAGCCACAATAATTTTCTTTATTTACAAACTTACTAAAATTATCAAAAATGAAAAAGTTGATTAGTTTAATGTTGGTCTTTATGACCTTATTATTTGTATTGGTTTCATGTGAAAGAGTTGCCCCTAACTATGCCGGCGTCCTTATGGAAAACTACGGCAAGCAAGGCAAGGAAGATTTTAAGGTGGTCTCCGGCAGGGTTTCAACGTGGGATGGGGGGACAGAGTTGTTCCAGGTTCCGTTGTTTGACCAGCGGGGAGAGTTCAGTGCACCGGTAACATTAAAGGCGGCTGATAATACTGAATTTAGCGCTCGTCCTTCATACTCTTACAAGGTAATAAAGAGTCGTGCTATAGATGTCGTATTTGATAACAAACATATTGATAAAGCCGAAACGGAAACCGGAAAAGACGGTTTTATGCAGTCATTGGAAGATAACATATTAGAACCCCGCATCTACGATCTTATAAAGGAAGAGAGCCGGAAGTACAAAACCGACAGTCTTATGGCAGATGGCGGATCGCTTGTCTTTGAAAAGCGTCTGGAGCAAATCGTTGAGAAAGAGTTTGATAAACGTGGACTGCAATTGTTAACCTTTTCCGCTCAATTGGAATTTTCAGATAAGGTTAAGGAAAAGATTGATAGCCGAAATGAGGTAAACACTAATATTTCGGTTTTAGACCAGCAGATTGAGGAGCAGAAAAAGCTTAATGAACTCGAACAACTGAAAACCGAGCAGGCTATTATCCGGTCAAGGGGATTAACGAAAGAGATTCTTTATAAGCAGTTCATTGACCGGTGGGATGGGAAAACGCCGCTTTATGGAATTGCTCCTGAGTTTTTGAAGATAGCTAAATAAAAGAGCTGTCATACGGAATCTAAATGGATTCCGTATGACTCTTAACATAACAGAAAAGAGCTAAACATGGATATTAAAGATCATATTAACCTAATTAAAAATCATGGGTATAAAGGTAAAATTGGAATCGTTAAACATCCCATAAATGGGATAGTTATGCTTGCTGCAAAGGAAGGCGATGTAATTTTATACAGACCTTACGATATTAGAGAATCCGAAAGCGAAGAAGTGCAAGAATATGACAGAACGCATTGCTCTATTGAAAAGCCTTACAGTGAGGAAGAAATTCAGAAACGATTAAAAGAAGGAAATGGAATCACTACCTATTCAACTTGTGTAGGCGTTCCTCTATCTATGATTGAAGAAATAGTAATTGACTAATAATTTATTTTAAGGAGGTGATTATGAAAAACGAATATTTCAATATGATAGGGCAAAAAGCTCCAGGTGGAAAGATGATTTTAATGGCTGTTGTGCCAGATGATTTATTTGGAGTAGATATACCTAATCTATTTCAGGTGCAAGCCGTAAGAACTGTTCCAACTATCTATACAGGAACATACCCTACTATACGAATTGTGATAGACAAATTGGAAAAGAGAGAAGATTTAACAGGAGAAGGTATAGCAGGTATAGCTACTGGTGAAAACTGGTATAATGCTTCTCAGGAAGATAAAAATGAGTATGGAATTAATATTAACCCATAACTAAATAGATATGAACAAGATTAAATGTAATTGCAATAGTCCACATTGTAAGGAATGTGAAAACAGAAGAATTGTAGAAACAGGGGTTAAAATGGTTTTAGAAGCTAACGAACTTTCTCTCGATTTGCGAGAGAAAGCGCAACATTCAGAAAAACGTCCTACAATAAAAGAAGTTCCCGGCTTCAATAAGCATGGTCAATTTTATGGTTTTGATTAACGTATAACAGAATAGAACTGAATCAATAAGATGAAGATACAAAACTTTAGTATTCCCCCCGAATGTCGGCATGCCTCTGTTGAGGCTGTAGACAATAGGTTAATAATCACATTTGAACCGGAGAATCTTTCAGATTTCTTCTGTCAGGAAACGGACCATATAGAGCAGACTCCCAGGATCGGTGATTTAGCTTTGTTTTGGGATACCGCCTATAGAGGTTCCGCCATTATTGCCCGACTGATAGATGAAGACCGTATAAACGGTGTACAGGCGTATCAGGCCGCCAATGATGTCTGGTACGAAAACGCCATTCGCTTTCGAAGTGACGAACAATACCGCTTAATAACTCAAAGGTATGATGTGGAAAAAGAAAACGACTGATTTAAAGAAGAAGTCTCCTAATCTGAAGAACAAGTTGGATACTGTGTTCAGCCGCTTTATCCGTTTACGTGACGCCAGGAAAGACGGGACATTTCAGTGCATCTCCTGTGGGAGGATTTTGCCTCTGGATCAGGCGGATTGCGGGCATTACATAAACAGGCAGCACATGTCCACCCGATTCAGTGAAAAGAACTGCAATGCCCAATGCCGATCGTGCAATCGTTTCGATGAAGGCAACATGCAGGGTTATCGCCGTGGTCTGATATTGAAATACGGTGAACCTGCGGTTCTGTTGCTTGAATCCATGAAGAATCAGACAAATAAGATCTCCGATTTTGAGTACAGTGCCATGATCAAGTATTATCAGGGCGAGGTTAAACGTCTGAAGGAAGAGAAGCAGATACGCCAAATATGACATATATGGAACTTTTGAAAATATGAAAGTGATACATGTGTATTTGATCTTCAAAAAGAAGAACTACTACTTCGGTTCTCTCAGTGCCATTTTTGAGCATCTGGATGAAAACGACATAGGAATTAAGAAGCGCACATTGCTGCATCGTTCGGATGAATCCACCATCTTGACAGATAGGGCGATCATCATAAAATCAACCCTGCTTAGATGCAGGAAATCAACAAAGAAAATATGATTATGAAACCAAAGAAACAATTAATTGAAACAGCCGTAAAAGATGGCAGTATAGACAGAATGAACATGCTCCTCTCAGCCGCGCATCTGTTGAATTGCGAGGCAAACAGCCTGATAGAGGAAGCATCCGATGTCATGTTGGCCAAGGGTCTGTTACTTGGAAATCTGAAGAAGCTGCATAATGACTTTGTGAAATGTGCTGACCGCTATTTCAGAGAGTTCGCCACACTTGTAACTACGGATAAATCCAAGATGGATATGTTTGGCGATTTGGATGGCTTCGACAAGTCATTCAGGGAGTGGGCCAAGGTGTCGGGCGATTGGGAACCTAAAAAGGAGGTTGAGTAATGAAAGATATCGAATTATTTAATAATCATTTCCAGAATTATAAAGTTTACGGGATTCCCAAAGCACAATTAATCATTGCAGATGTACCCTACAATCTTGGAAACAACGCCTACGCCTCCAATCCTTCCTGGTATGTCGATGGCGATAACAAGAATGGCGAAAGCGATCTGGCCGGCAAAGAGTTCTTTGATACAGATAAGGACTTCAGACCTGCAGAGTTTATGCACTTCTGTAGCCAAATGTTGATGAAAGAACCGAAGGAGAAGGGTAAGGCTCCCTGTATGATTATCTTCTGTGAATTTGAAGATCAGTTCAGATACATTGAACTCGGGAAACGTTACGGGCTGAATAATTACATAAACCTTGTGTTTAGAAAAGACTTCTCCGCACAAGTCTTAAAGGCAAACATGAAGATTGTCGGTAACTGTGAGTATGGTTTGCTTTTATATAGAGACAAACTCCCTAAGTTCAACAATGACGGACGGATGATATTCAATTGCTTCGACTGGGTGCGGGACGGTGAGACTCCCAAGGTGCACCCAACGCAAAAGCCGGTGCCGTTACTTCGTAGATTGATAGAAATATTCACCGACAAGGGTGATGTAGTCATAGATCCGTGTGCCGGTAGTGGTTCTACTTTATTGGCTGCCGCCCAATTGGGACGAAAAGCTTACGGGTTCGAGATTAAGAAGCAGTTCTTTGCTGATGCTAATAAATTGATATTATCACGTATTCAGCAATCGCTATTTGTATAACTCTCTTAATATCAAAAAATGAATATAAAACTCAGGATTTAAACAATACTGGTAACGATAGAGCAATTATGAAAGACAATTCATTTCAAGCCGCCATCAAGTCTTATCTTGATGAGCGTGCCAAGGCGGACGAACTCTTTGCCAAGGCTTATAACAAAGAAAACAAGAATATTGATGAATGCTGCAGCTATATCTTGGGAGAAGCGAAAAAGCGGGGCAACGCGGTTGCCATCTTTGATGCAGAGGTATTCGGCATGGCGGTTCACTATTACGATGAGGATAATATCAAAGTAGAGAAGATACCCGCAAATACCGGATCCTCAGTCAGCGGGTTGTCTGCCTCTACGGTACTTACCGAGGAGGATAAGGAGAAAGCCCGTGAAGCGGCATTAAGACGCTTGGAAGAGGAACAGTATGCCTTGCTCAAGAAAAAGCCTACACGGGCAAAGAAAGAGATAATAGAAGTTCAACAGATGTCATTATTCTAAATTATGAAACCAAGGACCAAGTTACAAGTTCAGGTATTGGAGCAAAGCAGGTGTCTTCCTGATATTGATAGCTATATGCTTGCATGGGCTAAAACGGACTGCTTGGAACATAAAGGCTTTGCGACTAAATCACGGGTTGTTTGCATGGACTGCGGCCAGAGGTTCTCCCCGGATATTGTCAGGCGTAAACTGGCTGTATGCCCTCACTGTGGGGCAAAGTTGAAAGTAGAGCAATCAAGATGCACTACAGACAAACAGAGCAGGTATGTTGCGATCGCTGAAATTCATGGGGAGTTTCAGGTAATTCGGAATTTTGAGATTCGGGCGTACTATAAAGCCGGTGCGGTTCCAAAATACTTTATTAATGAGGTACTCCAACACTGGATACGGCAAGATGGAAAGAATACGGTTGTCGCATTGAATCACACTGTGAATTGGTATTGTGATTCCTGGGGCGGAGATATGGAGATACGTGTTGAACATAGACGTGGTTACTATTCTTCCGGTGTCAGGTATGATATTTATCCTTCCAGGCTGCATCCTGATTCTGAGTTCCGTCCGGATATAGGACGCTACGGTATAGACCACAGATTGCAAGGGCTTACGCCACTGGAAGCTATTAACATGATTCCTGATAACCCGAAAATGGAAACATTGCTAAAGGCAAGGAGGTACGAACTATTAGGGTATGCTTCAAATGAAAAATATAAGATTGAGCGTTATTGGCCGTCCATAAAGATATGCCTAAGAAACAAATACAGGATAAAGGATGTGAAAATATGGTTTGATTATCTTGATTTGCTTCGGTACTTCCACAAAGACCTGCATAATGCACACTATGTTTGCCCGGATAATCTTAAGAAAGAACACGATAAGTTGGTCATTAAGAAACGGCAACTTCAGGAAAAAGAAGAAGCTGAACGTAAACGAAAGAGGGCAATTGAAGACGAAGCTAAATTCAAAGCCCTCAAAGCTAAGTTTTTTGGGTTGCGATTTACTGACGGGTTTATTGAAGTGAGGGTACTTGAAAGTGTTCGGGAAGTCATGGAGGAAGGAGATGCACTTCATCACTGCGTATTTACGAATAATTATTACCTGAAGCCTGAATCCCTTATTCTCTCCGCCCGCATTGGTGACAAGCGTATCGAGACAATTGAGGTTGACTTGAAAACCTTAAATGTCGTACAGTCTCGAGGAGCCTGTAACCAGAACACTGAATACCATGACCGGATCATAGGGCTTGTGAAAAAGAACACAAGGTTGATCAAACAAAAACTTGCATCATGAAAGGAGTCCTGCTTAAATGCAGGAAACATGTTAAACAATAACCAATGCCGGTACCAAAGGATGCCGTCGGGAGTGTGCCCCGGTTAAGTTTTATATTTTGCAAACCACTCCCCGGGGACTTCTCCCCGGGATTCGGATTCCCCCGGAATGGGAGGCTTAAAACGCTCAGCTTATGAATATTCCCCAAACCATCCCGCGTATTGATTGCAAGGCATTCGCCAAATGCGGAAAGAAGTCTTTATCCCATTGCAGGCGGTATAAACTTACGGACGAAGAGTGTATAAATTGCCGGTTGGTCCATCGACGGGAAAGAAACAATTACCGTACTTCCCCCGACGGTCGTTTAATGAAACGGTGTTCCATCTGTGGCGAGTGGTACTATCTTCACCGTTTTTACCCCAGAACTTTAAATCGGGGAGAGAAGGTCTATTCCACCTTCAGTTCTGAATGCAGAAGGTGTAAGTCTTTGAAAGCATCAACCTATCAAAAAGCAAGGCGATGAATAAGAATAAGGGAAAAGAAGAGGAAATCAGGCAGAAGGTAAAGTGTGATTGCCGGCAATGCAGACGCGCCGGCCCGGTTGAGAATTTCATGGTGTATTGCCCGATACATGACTGCGCCCGATCAACCGGTCTTAGAATGTGTATGTATTTTATAGAGAAGAAGAGATGTTCGACAAGATAACCATAAAGGCAACGATTGATACGGCGGATATTGAGACGATCGTCTTACGAAACTATTTGGAGGAGTGCACGGAGGGTGATGAAGTCTATTACAAGTCTACCGCTTACGCCAACTTTGACGGTTGTTTCATCGAGATTCGCGGTAACAGGTTACGGTGTACGTGTTCCATTTGCAAGCTCTATTCCAAGGGAAAGACCGGGAAACTGGATAACAGCCGCCCGATAACTTTCGCAATGGCTGTAAGGACAATCAAAGAGCTGCTGTTGAGGCTATGTGTCCGTATTGAGAATGCCGTGGTAACGTATTACGAGATAGGTATCACAATGAAGATGTCCCTTCCTGCCGATTCTTACATAAAACAGATGTATGAAGTCTCAGGAAAGCTCCTTTGGAACGATGCCAACTATTCGGCGTTCAAGCAACAGACAACGGAGAAAAGCAAGTATTTCCGGAAGATCCTGAAGGTCTATGATAAGAGCTTTGAGGCCGGGGAGAAAGGACGGAATGTCGGGGCTAACATTCTTCGTATCGAAACGATATACAAGCACCAGTCTGTTTCATTGATGGAGCTAACGGACAACCTCTTCTTGTCGAGGATCGGCCGTATATTCTATAAGGACTGGTCAGAAATATGCTTTACCAGAGAACTGTCTGCGGCCAAGGGCGTAAAGGTGTCCCAGCTTGAAAGGGCCAGGGAGATATACCGGATAGGAGTTACCCGGTACAAGGAGCGTTACAAGAAGCTTTATCTTTCGGGTAAGCTGACTAAAAAGCAATGGGAGACTATACGCAATTTTGCCCGTAGCTGGCCGGAAGAGCGTGAGAAGTACGTGGAGGAAATCGGTGACATGGAGCGTGAATTTAAGGACAAACTTTTATCAGGCTACCAGACAGGGATATTTACGCCCATTTGCAGAAAAATATAACATATTGAAAATCAGTATTTTATATGTAAATACAAAAAGCACCTTATGGTGCGCAATTAAAATGTTGAAAATTAAGTGATTACGTTTTTAAAATCTAAAATTTAACACTTTTCGGCAACTTGTCCTATACAGCCCGCAGGGTTGTCGGGAACCGACTTATAAGGGCTGATAAATTATAATTTAAAAACTGAATATATGAAATGTGAAGCAGAAGGCAAAATTTTGGTGGAGCTGCCATCCACCGGTGGAGTTACCAGGGATGGTAAAGACTGGGAGAAGAGAGAGTACATCATGGAAACCAGCGAACGTTATCACAGCAAGATGCGCTTTTCCGTTTGCAGTTTTGATGGTCCTGTTGAGAACCCTCCCAAAGTAGGAGACAAGATCAGAGTTAACTTTACCGTTGAAGCCCGCGAATATAAAGGGAACTGGTACAATGAAGTAAGAGTGCATCGGACGGAGAATATTAACCAATAACATAAAAAGATATGAAGAAAAAGAAAGAAATAATGATTGAGTTGGTATACGATATTCCGGCTCTGATAAGAATACAGGAACTTTCCTTGATTGAAATAAAGAAGAAAATTCGTGATCAACAGGTTATAGATTTTCAAGAAGACATTCTAAGAGTTCTAAAGGCTGTAAACGAGATCGATTTTATTAATATGGACAGCAACTAATAGCTATAATTGATATGAATATGAAACAGACGGTTCAAGAAAGAGCAAAAGAAATGTGTGAAGCGTGGGGAATGGAAGATAACCACGGTTACAGCGTTAAAGATACCTTTCAAGTAGGTTTTGTGCAAGGCGCAAATTGGCAGGCAGAGCAATCTCCGTGGATAAAGGCTAAAGACCGGCTTCCATTTGTGGACGAGGATGATATATCAGAGCAGAGCGAACCAGTGTTAGTCATAGCTTCCGCCAAAGGACATTATGAACCCGAAATATTGGTTTACAACAAACATTACCATGTGTGGGACACAGCAGATGCGGATGATTACTGTTGTGATGTATCCGATAATGACTTATGGATGTATATCCCAAAGTTTAATTAGTGACAATACAGCAATGGAAACAACGATAGATAGTAATGGTCTGGGTGGATTTCAAACCAGGCAGGATCGGATACTGTGTATTCGTAGTCAAATTAATCGCAGCAGTGAAGAGTTAGACCGGATCAATGAAAAGCTGGGAGCTAAAGACACTCCCTTGGAAGAGTGGCTGCGTCTTTCGGATATCCGTAATAACCTGACGGTTTCTATACACCGGAAGGAGGAAGAGTTGTCACGGCTGACGGATAGCCGCCGGCTTGATCAGCCTAAGCGGGCGAATTATAATTATTGATATGTTTTAGAGGATTAATAAGTCGTATTGGAATGGGAAACAAAAGAAGGTCAGTCCGATTTGATGAACATACTTGGATGCTATTGAAAGATGTATCTGAGAAAATGGGAGTCAATATGTCAGTTGTAATCAGGAGCATGGTTGCGCGCAGTTTGAGGGAAATAACGGATGATTCCGGTAATCTGATTCTAAATGAGAAACAGGTACAAGCGAAATAGTTATTATCCTAAGGTGGCCGAAGCAATCGGAAAGAATTATCTTAAGCTTCGATCGCTTTGTTGTGTCGAATTCGATACGTTTCATGGCTCACTATCTCGTGAGGATATCTTTCAGGACACGGTGCTTTATGTCATTCAAGATGTTGAGGCCAGCCTGTTAGAATCGGAAGAGGATATTATAAAACACTTTTGCTATCGTTACAAAATGATAGCATTTCAGATAATTCAAGATTCTAAACAATTAAGAGAAATACCATATGCCGACTATTTACAAACCCAAAAAGAGGGAACAGAAGAGCAATAATATGTATGATGATACCCGTCGTAAGATATATAATTCAGAGCGATGGCGCAAGCTTCGAGCATGGAAGATGGTGAATAACCCTCTATGTGAGGTATGCTGGCAAAAGGGATTGGCTACACCGGCTGAGGATGTTCATCATATCGTATCATTCATGACTACGAATGATCCTTTACAGCGTAAATCATTAGCATACGATTATGACAACTTAATGAGCCTTTGTAAGCAATGCCATCAGAATATACATAACTCAAAATAATAACAAAAAAGTTATTGGAATATTTGCTTAATAACAATAATGTTATTATATTTGTAGTGTCAAAAAACAAAAGCAATATGGGAGAAAAACCGGTAAGTAAAGAACGGATAAAGTTAGAGAAGGATTTGCTGTTCTACCTTCGCTACTACAAAGAGCTACAGGACAGAGGGCATTATAAACAAGAGCTTGATTATCAAATCGAGTTATTAACGAAAAAGTTAAAGGAAATGTAAGTTGTCAACCGCCTCCCTTGAAAGACAGGGAGGCTAAATAAAGAAGTTATGAAGACAGATATAGAAAGACTAAAGGAACGCTTTGCCAATGCTAATACCGAAGCGGAGATTGAGGCAGTAGACAAAGAGATGAAAGCTTTGGCGGATCAAGATATGGATCAGTTTGCGGAAGGTTTGATAGAATGCATCAAGGACACCAACAAAGAAGCGGATGAAATATTACTAAGAGAGAAGTTGGAATCGGTGTTGCCGTTTATCTCTGTTTCAGCATTAGCCAAAACATATTTTAAGAGGTCTCCCCAGTGGTTTTACCAACGTTTAAATGGAAGTATTGTCAACGGGAAGCCCATTCGGTTTAATGATGCTGAGTTAAAAACCTTGGCCGGTGCATTGACCGATATAGGTAAGAAGATAAGTCAAGCTGCTGCTTTTGTTTTTTGACGATAACCAAGCAATAGTTTGTGGCCCCATCTGTAAAGGTGGGGCTTTTTTGTTCTACTTTTCGTGGAACTATATGTTAAAACGCAGTCTGCTATGTTCCACGGCAGTGTTTTCGTGAAACAATGTGTTAAATCGAATTAATATTGTTCCACGGGTATGGGGTTGAATTTTGAGCAAATCGACTTCCGAAACCTCGCCCAACCCTTCTTCACACGCACGGAATTTTTTCAAATTTTGAATTTGTTAAAGCATTAACGTTTTATTTGTCGGACATTCATGTGGTTATTATAAAAAACAGAATATGGTGAAATTTGTAATGCCCGATAATTTATCCGATGAAACACAGAAGTTTATAAAGGATGTGGTAAAAGAGCTAAATGCTAGAAAAGCTATTCAGAATATTGATCTCGGAGCTATTAGAATGCTTGCAACCAGCTACGAGATGTATATGCAGGCAACTGATATCCTGCTTAAAGAAGGGCCCGTTATTGAGATAAAATACGAAAAAGCAGCTAATCCGGCTCAAAATATTGCCACTAAAAACTATGCTCAGGTAATGAAAATCATGACAGAGTATGGTTTGACTATTAAAAGCCGTGGAAATATTAAGGCTATGAAATCAGAAGATAAAAATGATTCTCCTTTAGACCAATTTTTAAAGAAAGGGGCCCGTGAGAGACGATGAAAGGATACTATCAATATGCCGCTGATGTTAGAGATGGCAAGATTGTAGTGGGAGAGTTTATTAAGCAGGCCGTCGAACGGTTTTATGTTCTTTTTGAACGGGATGATATAGATTTTAGAGAGAATCGGGCGGATTATGCTATTGAATTTATTTCTTTGTTGAGGCATTACACCGGTCGTCATGCCGGAAAATCGTTTACGTTACTGCCTTGGCAAGAGTTTGCAGTAGCAAGTATCTACGGATTCTATAAAAAAGATGAGGATGGCTCTTGGTGCAGGTTGGTTTCATCTGTATACATTGAGATGGCCCGTAAAAATGGCAAGTCGGCTTTTGCGGCTGCACTTTGTCTATATCATCTTATCGCCGATGGCGAGTCGGCTGCGGAAGTCTACTTGGCGGCTAACAGTAAAGATCAGGCAAAGGTTAGTTTTACAATGTGCCGTAACTTTGTATCCGGGCTTGATCCTAAGCATCGGTATCTTGTGTCTTTCCGCGATCAAATAAACTTCGATAAAACATTGTCGTTTTTGAAAGTGCTTGCCGCTGATTCCAGCAAATTAGATGGCCCTAATCCGTCTATGTTTTTACTTGATGAATACCATGCGGCTAAAAATTCAGGTTTGAAAGATGTACTCCAATCCGGGCAGGGTATGCGTGATGATCCGATGAGTATCATTATCACTACCGCCGGTTTTGATAAATTGGGTCCATGCTACCAGTTTCGTGAAATGTGTACGGAAGTGTTGAAGGGCTTGAAAGAAGATGATACCCTTTTTGCTTTGATTTATGCTTTAGATGAAGGGGATGATTGGAAAAATGAAAAAGTGTGGGGCAAGAGTAATCCTAATTTAGGGGTCACAGTAAAGCCTAAATATTTGAGGGAACAGGTTCAAAAGGCAATAAATTCTCCTTCAGAAGAAGTTGGAATCAAAACGAAGAATATCAATATGTGGTGTGATGCGGAAACTGTTTGGATACCGGATCACTACATCCTTAACGCTTCTGCCAATCTTGATTTCGAGCAATTCCGGGACATGGATTGCTATGCAGGTATTGACTTATCAAGTACGAGTGATCTCACCTGTATGAGTTTTATGTTTCCGACTCAGGACAAATATTACTTTAAAACCCTGTATTATCTTCCAGAGGCGGCGCTACAAGAAAAACGATTTAAGGATTTGTATGGCGATTGGCGTAGGCAGGGATTGATTACCATTACGCCGGGCAATGTAACGGACTATGATTATATACTCAATGACCTGATGCGTATCCGGGAGATTGTTTTCATTCAAAAAGTGGCTTATGATGCATGGAACGCAACACAGTTTGTTATCAACGCCACAGATCAGGGGTTGCCGATGGAGGAGTTTTCCCAAGCATTGGGAAACTTTAACCGTCCCACAAAGGAAATGGAGCGCTTGCTATTATCCGGACGGGCAGTGATTGACAACAATGTCATTAACCGGCATTGTTTCCGCAATGTGATTATGGCACGGGATCGGAATGGAAATACCAAACCGTCGAAGCAGTTTGAAGAGAAGAAAATAGACGGAGTAATAGCCAAGCTGGAAGCCCTTGGCATTTATCTGATGTCTCCGCGGTACGGGGAATTCTATTAACTGTCGGACAATTTTCTGGTTAGATGGTAAAAGGAAAACAATGAAAATACCAATTCTAAATATTGAGATTAGAAAAGCGTCCAAACAGGAGGTATCTAATATAGCTGCTTGGAGTTCCGGTGGAAGATCGCTGTTGTTGAGCCGTGATAAGCCAATGTTGCTTTCTACTGTTTATCGGTGTGTGGACTTGATTTCTGACAGTGTGGCTGTCTTGCCATTAAAAACCTATCAATTGGATGAAGAAGGTTTTAAGAAGGAGTGTAAATGGCATCCGGCTTACTATGTTCTGAATACAGAGCCTAATGAAGACATGACCAGGTACGTCTTCTTTAAAACATTGATGGCCTCAGTCCTTTTAACAGGTAACGGTTATGCCTATATCGAAAGGGATGGGACGGATTTACAACTAATCTATGTTCCTTCTTCCCAAGTAGGTATAGAATGGATAGTAGATGCGAAAGGCATTCGTAGAAAACGTTACAGGATTACAGGGTTTAAGGATCTGGTACAGCCTAAGGATATGATTCATGTATTGAACTTTTCTTATGACGGAATCATTGGGGTGTCTACGCTGACCCATGCCCGGCAAACGCTGGGTATCGCCTCTGACAGTGAGGCGCATGCCGCAGGATTCTTTAAGGGTGGCGGTAACGTGGCGGGTATCTTGGCATTTGAGGGTCGCTTGGATAAAAAACAAAAAGACCAGATCTATGAAACTTGGGAAAATCGTACTTCTTCTGTAGGGGGGAAACCCAATGGCATTGCTGTGCTTGAAGGGAATATGAAGTACCAGCCGATCACTATCAGTCCCAAGGATTCGCAACTATTGGAGTCCAGGGAGTTTAATGTGGTGGATTTATGCCGTTTTTTCTCCGTCTCTCCTGTTAAGGCTTTTGACCTGTCTAAATCGAGCTACTCCACTGTTGAGGCTACGCAGCTTCAATACCTGACGGATACGGTGCTGGCTGTCATTACCAAGATTGAGCAGGAGATCAATCGGAAAGTTTTTCTTAAATCCGAACGTGGCCGGATATTGGCTGAATTTGATACATCGGCAATTTTGCGTACAGACAAAAAGGCGCAGGCCGCATATGCAAAGGATATGTTTTATGTTGCAGGGATGACACCCAATGAAATTCGCCGGGAGAATAATTTGCCCCGATTAGAAAATGGAGATAAAGCCTTTGTGCAAGTCAATACACAAACATTAGATCGTGCGGTAGCCGACCCTGTCATAGATAAAAATTCCAAGTTGTCCGACAGTTCTGTGGTTAATGAAGAAAAGGATTGATTATGGATGAAAAGAGAGAAATAAGAAATACTGCCTATCAAGTGGTGTCAGACGAAGAAAAGCGCACCGTTGAAGGGTATGCTTTGCTTTTTGGCGTGTCTTCGGACGGTTTAAGTTTTGAAGAGGTGATTGAGCATGGAGCTCTGGATGGTGTTATTGAGAAAAGTGATGTATTTGCGTTGCTAAACCATGACCAAAGTCGGGGGATTCTTGCCCGATGCAATCGGGGGACCGGCTCGTTGACATTATCTATTGATAGCAAGGGATTGAGATACCGTTTTGAGGCTCCAAAGACTGGGCTCGGAGATGAGCTGATGGAAAATATCCGGAGAGGCGAGATCGCCGAGAGTTCTTTTTGCTTTGATGTAGAGGAAGAGACTTGGGAAAAGAAAAGTGATGGAACATGGAAGCGGACAATATTGAAAATAGATCATTTATATGATGTCGCGCCTGTATATAATGCCGCATATAGCAAAACATCGGTTTATATGAGAGGCAAGGAGCAGGCCGAAGAAGATTTTCGTAAACAGGAAGAACAGAGAAAATCCGGAGAGTTGGATGAATATTACGAGAATATAGAAAAATTATTTAATAATTAATTTAACGATTATGCCAAGAGAAAAATCAATTACAGATTTAAAAGACGAAAGAACCCAGCTTTCTATCCGTGCTAAAGCGATAACTGATGGTGCGAGAGCCGAAAAACGCATGTTAAACGAGGGCGAAAATACGGAACTTGGAGAGATCCAGTGCCGGATGGCTGACATTAATATGGAGATTGCAACCAAGGAGGCCGAGAACAGAGGTAAAGGGACTCCCCATGTAGAACCCGGTCAGGAACGCTTTTCTCTCCGTCGTTCATTGGCCAACTATATTTCCGGACAGGGACAGCATGATGCGGATGCTTCCGTTATTGAGGCGGCAACGCGCCTGCATAATAGCGCAGGGGTAACGAGGTCATCTCAAAATTCATTGGTAATCCCGATGAGCTTGGAGAAGCGGGCAATGTTTACGGCGGCAACCGAATCGGCTACGGGAGTAGTCATTGATCAGGAGCAGCAGGAATTGTTGCTGCCGCTTCAATCCTCTTTGGTCTTGGCTCAGGCGGGAGCCAGATTTATGACCGGTTTACAGGGGGATATTTATTGGCCGAAGTATAGTGGTTCCAATGTTTTCTGGGAGGGTGAAAACGCTAAAGCCAAAGACGGTGCCGGGCAATTTAGCAAAGGTGACGCCTATAAACCTAAGAGACTGACGGCTTATGTTGATATCTCCGAGCAGTTGCTTGTCCAGGAAAATACTTCGGTTGAGGCAATTATTCGACAAACGTTGGCTGCTGCTATTGCGCAGAAGGTTGAGCAAACCGCATTTGGTACGCACGCTCACAATGATAATACGCCCGACGGGCTGTTTCAGACAGTGCCGGCCATTAACGGTGTCATGGATTGGGCTAAAATTGTGGAGTTGGAAACCGATGCGGATATCAACAATGCACTCTTTGGTAATTTGGCTTACATTATGCACCCGTCTTTGGTAGGTAAGGCCAAAACTAAAGTGAAAGATGCTTCCGGTGCCGGAGGCTTCATTTTTGGCGATAAGGGTGAAGGTACTCTTAACGGATATAAAGCGCTTCGCACCAATAACCTGCCTAAAGGCTTGCAGACCGCTAAAGATGAATTCGGCATTGTTTTTGGTAACTGGAACGACTACTTTATAGGTCAGTGGGGAGCGTTGGAAATCAAAGTGGATCCGTATTCCCGCATGTTGGAGGGAGTTGTACGCTTGGTGATTAATTCTTATTGGAATATGGGCATGATCCGCCCTGAGTCATTCTCCATTGCCTCAATGAAGTAAGCCATGAAGTACGTATCGTTAGATTTGGCGAAGAAGCACCTTTACATCGAGGCAGAATACACCGATGATGATAGTATCATTGGCGTATATGTTGCCGCCGCTGAGGGGGCTGTAGCTAATCACATACGTCGGGAGCTAGATACGCTGGAGGATAGTGAAGGGAAGTTGCCCGACCCTATTCTCTCAGCTATCCTTCTTGTTGCCGGAGGTTTGTTTCGGGATCGGGAAGTCAACTTTGTCGCGGAACGGGCGCGGGACAAAGTCGGTTTGCTGGACTATTTATTACAACCATACATTGATTACTCCAAATGAAAGCGGGACTGTTACGTGAGATTCTGGAATTCAGGGAAGAGGTGAAAAGCCAGGACCTGAACGGTTTTGTATCCAATAGATATGAAACGGTGTTGACTTGCAAGGCTTCGCGCCGGAAGATGTCTGCTGTTGCAGACAAGAGCGGAGTGAATGCCATGGAGCAATTTATCGGTAGTATTATAGTATTTCAGGTTCGGAATTATCCGGCGATTAAAGAAAACCAGAGGGTTGTTTATCGGGGAGTGGAATATGCGATAAAGATGATTGATCCACAAAGAGATAACACGCTTGTAATCACACTTGAAAAACTGAATATATGAGTGATCTTTTTAGTAGACATATCCACGATTACATATATGGGAAATACGTAGATGCCAGAATGGCGGGTAGAGGCAAAGCTTTTGAGTTGACTGTTTCCTCCCTGTCTCAAATAGAGATGGCGGTTTCTGAATTGGGGGATATTGATAAAGATAAAGCGATAAGGGCAGGGCTCAGAAGCGCCGGCGGCTTCTTTGCCCGTAGGGGTAGGAAACGCTTATCAGAGCGTAGCTATAAAAAAGGTCGTTTGACCAAAGAGGGGCGCAAAGCGTTGGCGGCTCATAATTTATACAATGCTTTTGCCGTGCGGGTGAAACGCCGTAGTCTTGGCGCTGTGGTCGGCTTCAATTACAGAGGACATCACGCACATTTGGTAGACAGAGGGACGGTGAAGCGCCCTCACCCGATTACGGGAACTTCCGGTATCATGCCTGCTAATCGCTTTTGGAGTGATACTGCCGATCAGGACTGGAAGAAAGGTATGGATATGATGATGGCTACAGTTCAGCGAGCGGTTACCCGGATAATGATGCGGCAACAATAGATACTAATATGAACAAGTTTAAAGTAACAACAGAGGTACGGGCTATCTTGCAGGATTCTTTGGGTATCAAGACAATGGTAGGTGATAAAATATTTCCGTTGGTTGCCCCGAATGGAACCGAGGGGGATTTTATTATATATCAACGGGATGGATTCAAGCAGGAGTACACCAAGATGGGAGTTGCCCGTCAGGTTCCGACCATATTCGTAACTGCCGTGAGTGATAATTACACCCGCTCCCAGGAATTGGCAAGTCTTATCTATGATGCTTTGGAGGGGGATTTTGTAGATCCGGTAATGAAAATCAGGATGGAAGATTCTACAGAGGATTATGAATCCGGAAAATATTTCCAAGTCTTGCAGTTTTCAATTGATTGATATGAAACGTAAAACTAAAATTTTAAAAACAATGGCAACAAAATTAGATTCCAGCAAAGACATTTATCGGGGGGAGCTTATGCTTTTCATCGGTGATGAACCTATTGCTTTTGCTTCCAGCTGCGGGTTGGATGTTTCAACAGAAGAGATTGATATTTCTAATAAAATGATGGGGGACTGGGCCGGTTCGCTTCCTGGGAAAAAGAGCTTTACCCTGTCAAGTGAATCATTGTTAACCCGAAAAGAAGGTGCAATGAGCTTTGACACTCTTTTGAGTAAGCAGATAACAGGTGAGGTACTTGACTTTTTCTTGGGAAGCTCTGCATCTACCGATAAGGATAATTTCGGTGGAACTTTCACTAAGGATACAAAGCAAAAGAACTATACGGGTAAAGTAATTATCACGTCCTTATCCATTAAATCAGATAATGGACAGATTGTTTCATGCAGTGCTTCTTTTAAGGGAATTGGCGCCCTTGCCCCGGTTGAGCCTGTCGGGGTGGGAGGATAAGAAATACAATAATGATGAATATCGAAGGCGGTCCGTAGATGGCCGCCTTTTTAATTAATAAATTGGATGGAAGCAAGATTGACAATAAAGGCTGTTATCCGCTGGGAACAACTCAGGGGTAAATCATTTTCTTTAATGGACTATTCAGATAAAGAGGATGTAAACGCATTGTTATATACCTCCACAATAGTTGCTAAAGGAGAAGTATATACGTTTGATGTTTTTAAAAAGACACTATCCAACCGGAAATTGGTTCGTGAGATGGTATTGTCTTTGGAAAATAGGATGTCTGTATTGGCCCAGTTTCAAAATAAACGAGCTGGTACAGATAAGATCAATTCCGATACCACTCCGGGGATGATAGGCAATATCGTGTCAACGCTTATCATGTCCGGTCTGGATGCTACATATGCATTGGAGGAAATGGAGTTGTGTGATTTGCCCATGTATATTGAAGCCTATGAACGTAAACGTAAAGAAGAGATGGAAGCCAGCCGGTTATGGACATTCTTTACCATGTTGCCGCATATTGATTCCAAGAAGATGAAAAACGGGGCTATGGACCTGATAACATTCCCATGGGAGGAAGTAGAGGCGGCCAGGGAAGCGGAAAGAGCAATAAATGAAGATATAGACCGCTTCGAACAGTTTATGAAAGAGGGTAAGAAACTAATAAATAAATAGTATGGCAGGTAGATTATCATTTTCGATTGCGATAAACCTCCTGACTGAAAACTTCAAGAGAGGTACGAATTCCGTTAAAAACGGTCTAAGAGTGATGCAGATGCAGGTCTTAACTTTTGCGGCGGCACTGGGTGCCGGTGGATTGGGGTTGAGCAACTTTGTATCCCGTCTGATCGATGTTGCCAGGGAAACCAGCCGGGTTACCACTGCTTTGAAGAATGTATCCGGTAGCATGGCCCAGTTAGCCGATAACCAGCGTTTTTTGCTGGACATGGCGAAGAAATATGGTATTGAGATCAACGCGTTGACCGGGAATTACGCTAAGTTTACGGCTGCCGCTTCCATATCGGGCATGTCTATGATGGATCAGCGGAAAATATTTGAGTCTGTGTCCCGTGCAGTAACCGCATTTGGGATGAGTGCGGAAGATAGCAACGGCGTCTTTCTGGCATTATCTCAAATGATGTCCAAGGGAAAGGTTAGTTCAGAGGAGCTTCGTTTACAAATGGGAGAGCGCCTACCTATCGCTCTGCAAGCTATGGCAAAAGCCGCAGGGGTATCGGTAGGGGGGCTTGACAAGTTGTTAAAGCAGGGCAAATTAATGAGTAAAGATATTCTTCCTAAGTTTGCTGAGGCTCTTGACAAGATGATTCCCAACGTAGATACGGATAATTTGGAAACTTCCGTGAACCGGCTTAAGAATGCATTCACTGAATTCGTGAATGGAACGGAAGTACAGAGCAAATATAAAGCCTTGATCGATTGGCTAACGAACGCGGTAAAGGTGGCGGCTGACAATATAAGATCGGTAATTACCTATACGGTTGCCGCCATCATGGTTATGGTAACAAGCCGGTTGGTGAATAAAATACTTCTGTCGATATCCCGGGCTGAGTTGGCTGCTAAATCCGCTGCACGCCGGGCGGCTAAAGATGCCGGCCAAAAATTCAATGAAATAGCGTGGAAAGCACAGAGAACTTCTGCCTCCATTAAAATGGCGTTCTCTAAGGCCGCCATGTCGATTAGGGCAACCCTGATATCCATGGCTCCTACGGCTATATTGACGGTCATTGGGGCTGTAGTCGCTAAATTGTATAATGCCTATCGGGAGTCAAAGCGTATAAAAGGGTTATTCGATGAATATCAGAAACGAATGAATGATGTTCCCTCAAAAACTCCTGAAGTAATCAAGATTCGCGCTCTGCAAGAGGAATACAATAAGACCAATGTCACATTATCAGATAAGAAAAGAATTTTAGCCCAGATAAATGGGATTTTAGGGACTGAATTGAGTGTTAATCAAGACGTTAACAAAGTTATTGAAAAGCGTATATCATTATTAGAAAGTGCAGCAAGAGCCGAACTGGCTGCTAAAGAGGTGGCTGATAGCGAAAATGAATTAGGAAAGATTGGTGGTAAATCATATAATGGCAAAACGATACGAAGTATGGCTCCGGACTGGGCGATGGCTCGCGGGGATTTAGTAAAAGAGGAAAGATTTAAAAAGAAATACGGTGTGCATACCCAAGATGCTTTAGGCTGGGAAAACGGGCTTAAAGATGACTTGAATGCATTTATCGAACACGCCAAGATACTAAAAGACGCTAAAGGTCGATTAGGCAAGGAGATTGCTAATTCTGTGGCTACGGCTGATTCTACACCTCCTGAACCTGATTCTAAAAAGACGGAACTTCAAAAGGCCGAAGAGAAATACGCTAAATCCTTAAGGGAATTGGATGCCCGCCGGGAAGTCGAGAAGATGTCGGAGTCGGAATATTATAAAGCTGTCGATGAACTCGGGAGGAAGATGTTGATAGAGGCCAAAGCGTCAGGTGACAAAGAGATACTTAATAGCAAATATCTCAAAATGCTTCAGGATGTTATTGATCATCCTTTATATGATGAGGCGGCCGCAGAGATGGAGAAGGTGCAGAAGGAGTACAATGATAAGGTTAAAGAAAATAAAACCTTGCTTTCAAAAGGACTTATCTCTCAAAAGGCTTTCAATGAAAATCTTGCGGGGCTATCGGTTGAGGCCGCTAAGTCTGCCGCAAGCATTAAAGGAATCGGTGAGAGGGCTGATGCTTTTATCAAGGACATGCTGGATCAGGCGATATCACATATCCCATCCGTGAAGATGAAATCACGCGATACCACTTTTGATTATAAAAAATCAAAAGTGGATGTTGCCTCTGAGAATCTTGATAAAGCAAAGGAATACGCAAAAGAATTACAGGAACAGGCAAAGAAAGTAGGTAAGGAACTTTCGGATGAACTGTCAAATGCGATAGCCAATGTCCCTACTTTGGAGGAGGCTTTGAAATTAGCTAAAGTAAAAGAAGACGTGAAAAAATTCACTAAGGAGCTGGATGAATCGCTTTACTCAGGGATCAAGGATATCGCTACAAGCTCCGATCGTGTCGTATCGGCCTTTACGAGCCTTCGTGATGTGATGAATGATGTAGATGCAACGGGATGGGAGAAAATCATGGCCATTTGGAATGCAATGATAAATACGATTGATTCTTTTACGTCTATAGTTCGTACTATTGAGAATATATCAGTTTTGGCTAAAAAGTTGGCTGGCGCCAAGGAGGCACAGCAAGGACTTGAGAAAAGTACAGCAGGAACGGTTGCAGGAACAGTTGTTAAAATAGCCGCAGATGAGGTAGCGACAAAAATGGAATTAGAAAATAGTCAGAAGAAAAGTGCGGCGGCTGTTACAGAAATGGCATCGAAGAGTACAGCGGCTTATGCGGGAATACCTTTTGTCGGGGCGGCTCTGGCGGCGGGACAAATAGCGACAATGATGGCTATGATAGAAGCAGCGAGAATTAGCGCTCCCGGATTTAATTCAGGGGGGATCTATTTAGGGGGCACATCTTTTGGAGATAAAGGATTGGCGCGTCTGAATAAAGGGGAAATGATTTTGAATATGACCCAGCAATCTAATTTGTTTGATGCTATCAACTCTGGTAATTTGGGGAGTTCAAATAGGGTCCAAATAGAATTTGGGAAAGCCAAGGTGCTCGGACCGGATATTCTGCTCTCCATAAATAACACATTAAAAAAACAAGGAAAGAAACCATTATGAGCTACGGATTGATTTATACGATTCCTTTTGCAAGTCTCCGGAATAAATCTTGCATTATAGAAATAGAGAAAGAAGGGTATGTGGGGGCTCCTACTGAATTAGTGGGGGCTGGAAATCCATTTACTGTAGATATCGATGATGATGATTTCTTATACGTCCCGTCCAGGTTCAGTACGGCCAATATCCGGATAGTAGGTTCGGATTATTTGCAAAGTTTGTTTTCCACAGCTTATCAGCAATACCGTGTAACATTTAAGCGTGATGGCGTGGTAACGTGGTGTGGCTTTATCAAGCCGGAGTTGTACACACAAGATTATAGCAGTACTATATTCGAATTGGAACTTGAATGCGTCAGCGCCATGTCCGCTTTGGAGTATATCGATTATAAACCCAAAAACGGGACAGAAAGAGGGTTTGTAACTTTATGGGAATTATTAACCCGTTGTGTCTCTGAATCTCGAGGCTGTTATTCAAACGTATATATTCCACATGTTTACGCAAAGGATAAATCGAATTATACGGCTTGGACAAATGTTCTGAAGGACATGATGATAAGTGAACAGAATTTCTTTGATGAAGATGACAAGCCAATGAAACTAAAAGAGGTGCTTGAAGAGATATGCAAATTCCTCAATTGGACTTGTGTGGATTGGAGGGGTGATCTTTACTTCGTAGATGTGGATCATGCAGGCGATTACTATAAGTATGCGTTGGACTTTTCCGCATATGCAACCGTGAGAGGATTTACTATCAACGTCCAAAAAGTTGGCTTTAGCGGCGATAATCATACGCTCGATATTTTGGGCGGTTATAATAAAGTAACAGTAAAAGACAGTAACTATCCGGTTGGGAATTTACTTCCGGAAGAGAGTTACGAAGATGCAAAAGTTCTTTCGTCACGTTTAAATACGAATAAAGATAGAAAATGTTACCGTCAGTTTCTTTATCCGAAAAACTGGAACATGTATCTGTATGATGGCGATACGGTTATCACCAATGACGATTTAGAGTTACGTGCTTATGATGCGCATAAACTTATAGGAGGAATACAGGAAAGGTACTGCAATTATAAAATAGTGGACGGTAAGCCGGATATTTCAGACTATTCGTTTACAAATGTTATACAAGCCAGGTGTTTGGGTGCTGTCGGTGACTTATCAATGATAGGCGGGCTGGAACTCTTAACAAAGATAATGGATTTTAAAGGTGCGTCCTCAGTGTACGAATCAGGGGCCTTTGCTGTATCTGGAAGCTATAAGACGATAGCGGATATGGATTTGATTCCTTGGGACAATAGCCGGGGCACGTACATGCCGTTGGCTGCTTGCCAATTACGGATCGGTAATAAATATTATGGCAGTACTAACGGATTGGCCCCATTCGCATGGTCTGCAAATCCCAATTATTTTTTTAGACTTCCCGCCTCCGAAGAGAATAACAAAGCCCGATTAGATTATGTATCCATTGAGAACCAAAAAACAATATATATGCCATATAAAGGTGTTTCAGGCGTAATAATCCCTATTGATACCCTATTATATGGCGAGCTTGAATTTACTCTTTACGCATCTAAAATACATAATGCTATTTTTATAAATGGATTCTTGTTAAAAGACTTTTCCTTTAAATATGGAAAGAGCACCGAGGCCGAAAAGACTACCGACAATACAGACCGTTATTATGAAAATGTCGTTAACGAAGACTACATTAACGAATTAGACGAAATCGAGTTTAAAATATCCAGTTACAACAATGATGGGGCATGCTATTCGAAAGTGATGATAGGAGAGGACTATCTTCGTGATAATTTGTATTCGGTACTGGTTGACAGGGCTATTCGTCCGGAGGAGCATTTAATCCAGCGTATAATCAATCGATATAGCACTACTCGTATCAAGCTAACACAAGAAATAGAAGAAACGATTGGTTTAACTCCTATTTCCAGACTGTCGGACAAATCTCTGGTTAATAAGATATTCATTAATGCCGGAGGAAGTATCGATTATAAGATGGAGCAGTTCCGGTGTATTATGATAGAGACATGAAAGACGTAAAGATTAAAACTACATCCATTCCTGCGAAACCCCGGTCAAAGAACTATCCGGCTGGGGCTGTTATCACCCGGACGGCTGGCGGCATTACTGTTAACGGCGGAGGCGGTGGAGGTGCTTCGGTTGACATTGTAAAGGCTACCGACACAAAGTCATTTACCGATAGCAACGTACTGTCATCGCTCCGAACGCTGTTAGAGATTCGTTCGCGTATCATTGCTTCATCGGATACCGCCACAGAGTTAACCGATGATAATACGCTTTCTTCGCTCCGCATTTTGAAGGAGATAGATGCAGCGATTAAAGAGGCTTTGAAGAAGATAGATGATCTTTATTTAAGCAAGGTAAAAGCGGATATAGCTAGAGAGCCTATCACTTTCCTGAAAGGGCTGTTTGTTGGTGATGGGCTTACATTTATCAACGAAAGTGGCGACGCGGAATTACAATCTTTAGTTGCCCGGATGAAAGTTAAAGCCGCTACATTGGAAGTAACCGGTTCGGCCAATGTTGGCACACTCCATTCGGAAGGGAATATTTCAACAGGCGCGGATATTTGGGCAAAAGGTGATACGCATACTTTAAATTTACTCGTTCAGGCACTTGCAAAAACATACGATCTGAATGTTGAGCACGTCGCAACCCTGTTTCAAACCATAGTCAAGGACTATATCAGTTCAGAAAGATTTATCCCCGGACTGATGGGTGAAGGGATGAAGCTATACAAGGCTATCAATGGAGATTGGAACCTTGAAATAGATAATGCCGTAGTCCGTAAGGCCATGACCATTTTTGAACTTATCATTTCGAAAGTTCGTGCGGTTAACGGCGGTCTGGTGATTTCATCCGCCAACGGGCGTGTTAAGTCCGTTTCGGAAACGTCCGGCGATCCGGCTTACTATGTTTTAGGTATAGAGGGCGACATGATGTTTGTCACTGATGACTTGGTACGTTGTCAGGTCTACACATCCGGACACGTTAAATACTACTGGGTTCCGGTTGCCTCGGTTAATGATGATTCGATTCTCATACTTAAATCCGTTTTTCCAAATGGTACAACTCCAGCCGTTGGTGATGATCTGGTTCAGATGGGTAACCTCACGAATCCGAACAGACAGGGTATTTTGTATCTCACCGCTTCGGAAGATGGCAAGCCGCGTATTTCTGTACTGGACGGGGTAAACTCCACGTCTTTGGCCGGCAAATCAAAGGTTATACTCGGTTGTCTCGATGGCATGACGGATACAGACTTTCCGGCTGACTTCCAACCCTCCGGACACGGCCTGTATGCGATTAACTGTTTCCTGAAAGGTATTTTCATTCTGAGAAATGGAAAGAGCATTGAACAGGAGTTTAGTAATATTGCTACCGAGTTAGCGGCTATACCGGGAAAGATCGAGCTTGCCATACGCAGTATGAAAGTAGCGGACGTCAATCTGCTTTACGACTCTAACCACAAACTAAATGCCAACCCCTATCAAATGGGAGCGTATAAGTATGACGTTCATTTAGAAGCAGGCAAAACCTATACCCTTACAGTGTGCTATAAGTGTGCGGACTCTGATGTTATCAGGGCGTATAACAATCCTTCGTACGGCTGGATAGGCACTTTGCCGAAAAGCGCAGAAGAAACGGTATTTTCGCAGCCTATAACGCCTATTAATCCGGATGGGGCATATTTCTACTTCTATAAGTTTCCCCAACAGGAATCAACGGAGACATACATTAAATGGGCTGTAATCACCGAGGGTAGTGTGGGTGTAGCTAATTGGATACCGTCTGCAACTGAAAGAAAATTGAATATCGGAGGCGAAAACCTGATGTTACAATCCCAACAGGCATTGGATGGATCAGGCGCACAATATGCGTTTCAGTTATCGAAAGCGTGGACGGATTTAAAAGGCAAAACCTTAACAATCTCGTTCGACTATGCGTATAGCAATCTAAAGATGGGATCATCACAAAGGTTCGGGCTTGAAAAAGCTATTTATAAATCGGGCACATCCCAATATTACTATATCGGCGCATTTAAGTATGTAGATTCTACCAGCCCCACGGCTGACAAAGGTAGGTACGTCCACACTATCAAAGTCCCCGAAGATATAGAGGACTCTTTGGATACTGATATTATTGCATATATACAGTTAGGCGCTGGATCAGTTTGCCGGATCAATAACTTTCAAATAGAAATAGGAGACACGGCGACCGGATGGAAGCCTGCCCCTAAAGATTCTTTCACTGAGTCAAAAAAGTACACCGACACACAAATACTTGCCGTTGACGGGAAAATTGAACTATCCGTTAAAACTAAGGTAGAAAATTTGGGTATAGGTGCTAACAATTTGTATAGTTACACAAGTTCAACGCTTAATACTTTATATCCATCTCCTACTATTGAAAGGCAAATGTCTCTGCATGGCTTCTATTTGGTTGGTTCACAAGGCAATGGAGGAGCTATGCGGATACCTAATATTATCCCGCCTATCCCCGGTAAGTATACCGTTTCCGGATGGATTAAAGGTAGTCAAAATACCCCAGTTGGTTTTACTATTGATGTGTGTGATTCTGAAAACGTAATTGTTAAATCAACAGCAGATAACCAATGGAGTTATTTCAAGCATACATTTAACGTAACGAAAAATACAGAGGAACAAAAGGATGTATATAATTTTGTTGATATAGAAAGAATTGATTGGGCTTATATATGGGTAAAAGACTTTAAAGTAGAAGCGGGTGAAATTGCAACCGCATGGAGTCCCAATTTTCAGGATGCAGTTTATAAAGGTGCTGAATATACTAATAGTCAAATTAGTGTAGTCGAAGGTAAGATAACATCCACCGTTGAAAAGATAAATACCGTTGATGGACGTGTTACCGGACTTGCGTCACGTGTAGAGCAAACGGAAAAGAGTATTACTTCCGTTGTTGGACGTGTAGACGTGCTGGATAAAACAGCCGTTAGGGTTGCTACGAAAGTTATTGATTTGGTTGGTTGGGATAACAATAAATTCTATCCTTTAGTTATCAACATAGGACAAAACCACAAAAGAAAGATTGAAATAGACCGTCCGTTAGATGGTGCACTTGGAAAGCCTTCATACAGTACTCACGATGGCGGTTTTTCTATGAACTTAACGTTTGAAATGTCCGGTAGCGGTTGGGGGAGCTCTGTTAAGACAACAAATATCTTTGACTATTATAAGGCATGGACTTCTACGGGGGCAAAGATAGTTGTTGATTTGGGACAAATAACCGAATCGTCACAATGTGTAATGGGCATCAGAGGTGGCTCTAAGTACTACGTATATTTGCATGACGAGGGTAATGCAGATAATATACATTACTACCAAACTGATTATACCGCACCATACGGGCAAAAGTTCCCCGTTCGCACCGATGGAACTGAACCCGTCCGCACATACGGATACTATACCGAAATAAAGCAGACGCAGGAAAGTATAGCTTTAACTGCAAACAAAGTGGACGATCAAGGTAGGCGATTAAGTGCGGCTGAGTTAACTCTAAGTTCAGACCACGCAAAATTAAGCGTAGTAGAACAAACGGCAAATTCCGCCAATTCCTTAGCAGGCACAGCCAATAACAAAGCCGAAGCCGCAGACGGTCGTGTCACCGCCACCCAAAACGGCTTAGTCGAAACCGGAATCAACATCACGTCCCGAAAAATCATTCTGAAAGCCGATAACCTGCTATTCCAAAATAACACAGGTCAACAGACAGCCGCCATCAACGCAAACGGCAAACTGTCTGCCAATGTGATTGAAGCTGCGGAAGTGGTGGCACAGGCATTTTCAGCACAGAGGATCACAACCGGAAACCTTACGGTAACTGATGGTGCAAAGATCGGTGCCTGGAATATATCGGGAGGCTCTCTTGTTTCGGCAAGCAATTCGCAGGCTAAGATCCTGTTAAACATGTCCGGTAATAAATTCCTTCGTATTAACGAAGAGGGGGACAGCCCTACAACTTCACGCACAGCATTGATGTCCATACGAAACGACAATTACAGTGGTCTAAGTATTGAATCATACGGAAGTTCCGGTTTTGCTCTAAGATGTTTGGCTAACGCAGGCACTGCAAATTCGATAGAATCGTATGGAAGCCATATTTTCGCCCAAAGGGGCGGTGAAAAGTGGAACGCTCCCGGAATGCTGTGTACCGGATATGTATATCAAGCGGGTACAGTCACTAATGAATGGGGCAACGGGTGCACCTTAACCAGTGCACAGAAAATAGCTACTGGAAAATACAGGATATACCACAACTTACGTCATCCGCAGTACGCTGTCTTAGTACAGGGATTGGGTGGTTATGGTTGGGTATTCGGTCAGGTAGAGACGCAAAACAACTCTTATTTTGAGGTTTTAATGCTTGACGCAAACAAGGGTCCCCGTGATTGTCCATTCCGTGTGTTTGTTGTAGGGCGCAACGTTTGGTAAACAGCATTGTCAGCGCAGATTACAATGATAAATTCAAAATAAATAAAATATGAAAATCAATTTTAGAAGAATTAAAGTAAAAACAGCTATTGACGGAGAAGTTGAAGAGTTCGACGTAGCTAAAACAGTAGGAAACGCTATTTACTGTAATACACCCGATTTGGGTGAATTGGAGTTCGCCCAACGGATATACAAAGAGGGTGAAGTTGAAGTTGACGAACAAGGTGCAAATATCATTCGAAATTACGTTGATCCGGCTCCGATACTCGCAGTGGTGAAAACCGCTATTTATAATGAATTAGACAAAGTAATTATTAACTCTCAAAATCAATAAATTATGTTTCAAGAAGAATCAAGAACAGTTCAAGTAAACGGTAAAGCCGTTTCAGGAGATTATCAGTACAATGTAAACTACAGTGTCAATAACGATAATCTCAGTCGTCTTCATTGTGAAATCATTAAAACGGTCACGGAAGATATTGACACCCCTACAGGCAAGCAGCCCGTAACCTCCGGGCGGTATATCGGGTATTTGCTGTTGGAATCAGGCAGTAAACAAATGTCCCTTCCGGAGTCGGAGAATGTTGCAGCGCACTTTGAAGTATTCGATCAGATCACCAAAGAGGTAAAAGCCACTTTAGAGCCCAAACCGGCATCTAAATCCAAGTAACAAGAATCCGCCCTGTCTTCACAGATGGGGCGGAAAAGTGCGGCATAAATGGGGTACATAGGTGAGATTAGCCGCACACAATGCTATTTTAGTATTACCATGACAAATATACGATTAAAGTTTATATATCCAAGAATATGAAAAATTTGAAGATGATTGCCTTGATTGCCTTGCCTCTTTCTCCTTTGCTGGAACTCTTTGAGCGCTATGTTTTTGGTGACTGGGAGTTTGTCAAATGGTTGATTGTCCTTGTATGTGTTGATACGGTGCTCGGCTTTGTCAAGCACTGGCTATCCAAAGACATCAGTAGTAAAGCTTATGGTATGATCGGGCGTAAGCTTATCATTTACAGTTGTGTATTAGTCCTGTCGCATGTGATGGGTAATTTCTCGATCGCCGGTCAGGTAGTCGATAGTTTTGTCTGGTTCCGGTATTTCGCTTGTACGGCATTAATGGTACGTGAGGCCTTAAGTATTATTGAGAACGTAGAAGAGATTTGCCCGGGCTTCTTCCCTAAAGCGATCATAAACAAGCTGAAAGGGTTCGATAATGTTTCGGGAAAGAAAGAGTAAGATAAAATCTCCCGTCATTGCACTTAACGACGGGAGGTTGCACACAAACAACACAAACAAGCAAACAAATACAAAGCCTATCTTCCCAGACGGGAGAAAATATAAAAGGTAAGCGCAAATTTAGCTAAATCTTTTTGTTCACAGTATTAATTTAACATATAGTATGAAGTATTTTACAATCCAAGAACTAAGCCACAGCGATACGGCCGTAGCGCGTGGAATTGATAACTATCCAACGGCCGAAGCTATTCACAATTTAACGAAGCTGGTAGAAAACGTTCTCGATCCGCTTCGGGAAAAGTACGGTAAGCCCATCCGGATAAGTTCCGGCTATCGAAGTGCTATTCTCAACCGGAGCGTTAACGGGGCAACATCCAGTCAACACCGGTTAGGCGAGGCGGCTGATATTACGGTAGGCAGCAAGGAAGAAAACCGGAAGCTGTTTGAGATCATCCGGCAGGAATTGCCTTTCGATCAATTGATTGATGAAAAAGACTTTTCATGGGTTCACGTGTCATTCCGTGAGGGTAGAAACAGAAAACAAGTGCTGAAGCTATGAAATATCTACCTTATATCGTTATCGCAGTTCTTATCCTGTTTATCGTGTTCCGCCCGGCAAGGGTGGAACGCGTACCGGGTGAAGTGGTCAGAGATACGATCATTACGAATCATGTTGATACAATCCAGGATACAGTACCCGTTCCGGTTTATGAAAGCGTTGTAGATTCGTTCCCGTTCGCTGTTCCTGTGCCGGGGGATACGGTTCGAGATACGGTATATTTGCCTATTACGCAGAAAATCTACAAAGACAGCCTTTATACGGCTTATGTGTCGGGCTACCGTGCAAAGCTGGATAGTATCGAGGTGTACAGTAAAACGAGGACTGTGTTTGTCAGAGAGCGGGCAAAGTGGAATCGGTTCGGGCTGGGTGTGCAGGCCGGTTATAGTTATCCATCTGGAATATATGTTGGCATAGGCTTTAGTTACAACCTTTTTCAGTGGTAACATGCTATAAAGAAATAGAAGTAATTCACTATTTATGAGTTTGGACTTCGGCCAATGACGATCGAGGCTTTTTATTTTATAAGAAGCTGTATGTAATTGGTTGTAAATTAGAGTATTACTTTTTATAGGAATATTTTTGTATAAAATGTTATCAAATATCGGAATATTTTCAATACCTTTGTTATCAAAATAAAATTGATAAAATATGAGACAGATTATTCAAAAAACGTTATTTGCTGAAAAAGATGCTTTTGATCAGGATGATTTTAAGGCGAACTGTATGAATGATATTTTTGTCGGTTGTGTAAGTAGTGGCATTTCAAGAGCAGTAACAAAAGTTGCTTCTACTAATTTGCCGACTCGTTTACGTGTGAAATCAGATTCGGTTCACGATGTTGCTTTTGTGGAAATTCAAAATGCTATTGCTTGTTCAGAACTCTATGATAAAGTCAATTTTTATTCCGATATATCAGGAAATAAGAGATTATGGTTCATGTATAATAATTATATATTTATTTTACGTAAATCTGAATCAGATGGAAATAAATCCAGTATAAGCGACATTATCAATTTACAACAGGCTGATTATCATGTTATAACAATCGAATATACTATAAATAGTACATGGGATGGTGTCGTTGCTATATCTTTCCAATACATTAGGGGCAAAGTGGCAGAAATGATATATTCAATCCCGATAATAAATGATTCAAAGATGTATGTTAATATCGATAGTATCAATGAGCCTACAGATGCTAAAGCAAGACTTAAAGTTATTGCGAAAAAATCAGAATAGCCATGTCAAGAATAAATAATGAAATGCTTGTCGTTGCAAGACAACTCAGGCAGATGACACAAGATGATGTTTGCCTTAAGGCTGATATTTCACAAGGGATATTATCAAAGGCGGAGAATGGTCTTCGTGAGCTACAGGATGATGTCTTGAATCGGTTGTCACGTGTATATGATTTGCCAATTTCTTTTTTTTATAGAGAAAACGACATGTCACCTGTATCCCATTTGTATTTTAGAAGAAAACTATCTCTTTCTGCAAAAACGATTGATTCTTTTGTCGCTAAATCAAGAATTATCAAGTTTGCATTAGATGATTTATTCAATGCTGTGGATTTACCTGTATACGATATTGGAACCTATGATCCAAATGAGTTTAGTCCACAAGATATAGCTGATAAAATTCGGTATAAATTGAAAGTGTTTAGGGGGCCTGTGCCAAACTTAACCGCATTATTAGAAAATCATGGAATAGTTATTTGGAAAATGGATTTTGAAACCGACAAAATTGATGGTCTTTCTACTGTAACAAACAGTGGACAAAATATCATTTTTCTAAATAGTCAAATGCCGAACGATCGGATTCGCTTTTCGTTAGCTCACGAGCTTGGTCATATGATCATGCATATGGAGACGCCTCCTCCTTCTGTTGAAGTTGCTGAAGAACAAGCTGATGCTTTTGCGTCACAATTTTTAATGCCTGAAGATGAAATAAAACCAATGCTTTATAATTTAAGAATGGTAACGCTTGCTGAACTGAAACGCAGGTGGAATGTTTCGATGCGTTCGCTTATCCGTCGGGCAAGAGACTTGAATACAATATCTCAAGATACCTATAGATATTTTCAGATAGATTTCTCTAGAAGGAAATACAATAAGATTGAGCCTGTATCGCTTCCTGCTGAAACACCATCATTAGTTAAAAGTACTCTTTCGCTTTATCGTGATGAATTAAATTACAGCGATGAGGACATGCTAGAAGTAATGAAAATTAATAAAAAAGATTATGAGAATTGGTTTTTTCCTGTGAGAAATAAAGTCATTCCTCTTTTTAGAATTGGATGAGAGAAAGGCAGTCGAATAAGCTGCTTTTGTTCGTTTGTCCCATCTCTCTGATTCGAGGCTTTCTTTTGCCCTTATCGGAAAGAAATAGTATCTTCGCACTGTAGAAGCACCTTATCATTAAGTTGCTGGCCTCGGTTCTTAGGAGTCGGGGCTTTTTCATTTAAGAGAAGTCTTCTTGTATTTGAAAGCTTGATTTCTCCTATCTCGCAAATTTATGATTGCTTCTGATTCTTTTATATTTATAGATTTTAATATTAATGAATTTTAAAAGCTTGGAAGTGTGAAGTCTATTTGTTACGGCCAAAGCAGGAAGAACCAGAAAGAGGATAGGGGGATTGGCAAATAACTTGAGTTCCTATGTTCTGGGGAGTAAGTTGTAATATATATGGTAAAATATTGTAGAACTCCACTGATTTTATGTTTTTAAACATATGTATAGGTAAATGACTGCTTTTAGCTTTTATTATCTTTATCTCATTAATATCAAGCGCTTGTATTAAAATTTGTAGTATTAATTAATGATTTGTTTTATATGAGAATAAAAAGGTTATTGTATGCTATTGCTACGATACTTCCCTTTCTGTCTCTCTGTTCGTGTTATGAAGAGCAAGAACTCCAACAGGAGAAACAGGATAAGGAAAAATGGACAATGCAGGTTGCCGGTAATCAGTTAAATGAATTTTTAAATATTAAT